GTAAGTTGGTTTGAACCCATATGACTTAAGCATACGGGCCATAGCAGGGGATACTGACGCCTGCATTTGCCGGACACCATTCATATATGCCCAACTGCAAACGTGTTTCCAAAACTTATCTCTAAGTAAACTTAGCTCCCGCCCACCGATAGCAGTGACATTCATCACGGTGTATTGTGGGTATGCTATGAGTTCCAAGATCAATGCAAGAGCTACATCAGGTAGCTCACCTTCGTCGTTCTTAAAAACAAGGCAGTACATTTGCCCCGCCTTGATGCGGTTATAAATATCGTCAAGCGTCATCTCGCCGTGCATGGCATCGTCAATACATGGAGCTAATGCCTCACATACCTGCCCCCAATAGATGTCGAGTATGTTCACGGAAGACAGGAACAGGGGCTCGTAATCCTTGACAGGATCAAGCTTCTCAACAGGTTTTACGAGTTTAAGCGGTTTTGGCATCTTTAGGCTCGATTAACTTGTTAAAGAAATCTGTACCTTTCTCCCGTACAACATGTTCTGGTATCACAAACTCACCGTCATGGGCAGTAATAGCCACGCTGCCGTCGTTGTTACGACTATTAGGTACTGCTCCCCCTGTCCTAAGAGCGACCTGAGGGGCCTGTCCTTGCGCCTGAGAGGCTCCGCCCACTGCTTGGGGGGGTTGCCCCTGCGCCTGCGGTCCACCGCCCTGTACGGCCTTTACAGCGAGGATCAAGGCAAAAACCAGTCCCTGGTCGTACTCCTGTGGTAACTCATTCTCCTCAGCGAGCCCCTTCTGGATAGCAAATTGGCGGAGTTGCGGCCAAAGTTGGGGGTTCTGAGCGGCTGCAGTAGCCAACTGCCCTGCCAGATTAAGCTCCTCCATGGTAACTTCGCCATTAACTACGGCCTGCTCAACAAGTTGCTTAACTTCAAGAAACTTCTCTGGGGCCTGACTAATGACACGCTGAGCCTCAGCATCCAGTTGCTGTGCAGGGACGGGGGTATTATTCCCAGCAGGATTAACCCCTGCAGTCCGCGGAGGTAACGGTTGTTGCGGTCCTTGAACCATACCGCCCTGTTGAAACGATGATTGTAAAACCGGCCCACCCTGAGGTAACCCTTGTATGCCCTGACCTAAGACACCAGAATCACCATCATCGTAGGATGGGTCCGTTGCTATCCTGACAAGTTCAGCAATCGTATCCTGATCAAGATCAAGGTCATTATCATTAGCCATATTAACGTCCTCCAAAGTTTTCAATTAATAGATCAAGAGCTTGCCTTGTATAGTATAAGTCATCCGCAAGTGTCTGCACATCTTGTTGCAGCGCACGAAAAGCAGCTAAACTAGCTACATCATTACTAGAAATGGTGAATCCATCCGGGCTAATATTTTGAACGGAAACCATAGCCTGCAATCCTAGCCGTCTAGCTGTTACATCACCACGAATTAACGCTCTGCTTATAAGATCAGATTCCCCTCGCGTTGCGGTTAAAAGTTCTACATTCTCTTTCAACGCACCAAAAAGGTTAGCCTGTAGCTCAGGTAGTCCTGATGTTGGAACTACTGGTATGCCGGTAAATCTAGACATTATGCTTTTCTTAACCCATCTGGTGTCTCACCAATATGTATAGCCCGGGTGCGGGCCACTCCCGCCACGGATACCTCGAATGTATCGGATTTATACCCAACAGGGCAACGGAATACACTATTATCTGAGACGGACTTAGTAAATACGAGAGACTTGTCGTGGTATAATTTAAAAATCATATCATATAAAGAAGGCGCAGTACGCCGTGACCGTAGCAAACCAAGCGGTGTTCCCGGTCCGTTTACGATGCTGGTATTGAATGATGCTAAGTTATTGATCGTCACGCCACTGCTATCGACATAATCAGTCGGCCCGTTAATACTGCCTAACTGCTCGCTATCAACCCAAACGGCTGTGTTATATGCAGCAACCGCCAAGTTATAGGCCGTGTAAGCTGCGGAGTCCTCAGCGGTTACTGCAAAGTCTGCAATTACCCGAGCCGCGCCTATGTTGATATAATCCTTTGTCACGATGACTTTGGACTTCCATTCATACGGACCTAGAATATTATCGTCGTTCCCCCACTGACTTATGTTCCCGAGAGCATCAGATGATGTATACATGATACCTGTGCTGGGGTCAGTCCACGCGCTGTTAAACTTGTGCCCAGTAGTAACATAAAACCCGCCAATCTTCTTATCCTGCTCGAATATGAACGCTCCTGTATCATAGGAAGCGTAGTATTTATCATTGAAGAAATGCCCGACCACCGTACTAGGATCGAGAGTGCTATCAAACGTATCAAATTCATGTACGAACTCGGTTACGAATGTCATACCTGTAGAAGGAGCCCAGAGCGCGAGTCCGCCATAAGTAGCAAACACCGCGCCATAGCCCATATTGACCACGGACTTCTTGGATAAGCAGGGGTATGGGTTGTCGATACGAGCTACGGCCAATGTAGCTGGGTCTGATCCGGACACACGGAAAGCAAATTCCTCGGTGAGGACTAGGAGGAACCCACCAACAGCAACTAAGGCTACAATATCATGCTCGAAGGTACGCCGGTACTTCTCGGGCCATGCCCACGGCTTACCAGGCTCAGCAAAAGCTAGCTGGTTACCGAAGAACCCCGCAATAAGGTTGTTCTGTACCTCCACAATCCCCGTCATAGCGGCATTAGGCGCATTAAAATCATCAGTGATGAGAAGATCAACGAGGTTTATAAAATCAAAGTTGTCGAGGAAACTATAATTAGTAACAGTACCACCAGTATCGGACGCACTTCCCGCATTACTGCCCGTGTTGGGATAAGTGAATGTGGTGTTCCCTGTAACGGTAACGGTAACGGCGGTTTCATTAAACGTCGTATCAGTCATTCCTGCGATAGCAACGACCTGATTAGAAAGCAGATCATGGTTTACCGCCGTCGTCATGGTAGATACGTTAGAGGTACGCTCCCTCAAAGATGTTGCAATAGCATCCCCCCAGTACATGGGCGGGTCATTAGCAGGTACCTCAGACGCATCATGATAGAGTTTACCCGTAGTATCGGCTTTCTCAGTTATATTGGCGTTAGTCACGGCGTAACTAAATTTAGTATCGCTACCGACCACCGTGACGATACCATCAATGATATTGAAAACACTATCCGTGCATCCTGATAACTTAAACCTATCACCCACAATAAGTGAGTGCTCAACAGCCATAGTCACAGTCGCTACATTGGATGTGAGGGAAACCGTAGTTGTCGCTGCGGGGAAATACAAAGTAGACAACCGGAAGAACTCAGTACCAGATGCCGAGGTCAGAGTACGGTAAAACCGCATAGCAGTAACCTGATTGTCACCTGTGGGGGCTGCAGTCGGTAATGCGGTTATAACTACAGTCTGCCCCTCCTTAATAAACAACGTAGTCGAAGGATTAGAAGCGATGGATTCCTCACCCCACGGGGTATACCAGGTATAGACATAATCGCGTGTTATCGTACCACCAGCTAAATCAATTGTGGCTTCGGTGTTAGTTGTTTCAGCAACAGCGTCCCCCGCGTTGAAATACTCAAACGTAGTGGTACTTGTTACAGTGATCCGAGTATTAGTCACATTGAGTTCATCTGAAGGCGATGTCGAAAAATCGCGTACTGTAACAATTTGCCCAGACCTGAACCCATGCACTGCAGCCGTTGTGATGATCGCGGTATTACCAGCGTCACGCTCAAATTTAGCTGACGTAGCCGACGTAGACGCCACAGCAGTAGCTATGGCCGTTGTAGTTGGAAGAGGTAGACCGAGATCATAGAACCCGCTACTTACCGGATAAGGCTCAGACCCTGTTGTAGCTAAAGCATGAGTCGTAACTTTAGGTACTCCGTCACCAGTGTAATAGAACCGCAGCTCATCATCATTCGAATCGGAGATAGTCACGATATCGACATCGTTTAACCACGACAGCCACTCCAGCGCATTAGTACTCGGGTTGCGGATACCGAAGATGGTTTTAATTGTCCCGATACGGGGGATGTTATCGGAAGCAAAGGCTTCGGGGTAGGGTAAGAGGTCACCGGAATATAGTTGTACATTGTTCGCGGTCTGGGCAGCGCCGTCCGGCAAGAGCTCATCAGAAACCTTGGGAGCAGCCCCTAGAAACTTTTGCAACTTGATAGCGGCCACGACGTTACCTCAATTCCGTAAATCTTAAGAGCAAGCCAGCAGCTTAACGTAGTACCCAACAACAAACCCTGTACCCAACAAAATCCCCGCTACAACCGGCTTGTTGTTGATAACAAACTTGATATTCGATTTAACTGTCTTCCAAGTCATAACAATCTCCTATGTTTTTTTCCTGAGAGTTCTGTCGCCAAACCACCATAGGCAGCTACTCGATGCCATGTATATCACAGAAGCTTCGATGGTAGCCCTACCGTCTGGGACGGCATT